TCGTTGACTGCACGAAGAACCAGTTCAATTAATACTAAAGTTCCTATAGGATAGAAACAATATAGTATTGCTTGGAAGAAAGTTATGTCTGATGCGGCTGACAAGTCGCTCATGTTTTTGATTCCTGATAAAGGTACGAGTAATTATTTAGTTTTGTAAAGTTTTGACTTTAGGTAATTGTACCGACCAGAGATGCTGCCGTAGCAGAAACTGCTAGCCAAGGTAAGTTGATTACCAAGAGTAATTTTACTAGGGTAGATCTCTTGATCGTGAACAATGTACAAGTCATTATACGTATGCTACGACTGGTGCGTATGCTGTTGCTGTTGCGATTGTTCCTAAGAACATTAGTTGAATTAGAATTTTCATCTGTTTAATGGGGAGTTAAAGTATGCTTTATTCACTGTGTAAAGAGTGAAGAGTGCGACTGCTATTCCAGCAAATCCTAAAAGAAGGATTGGTGATGCTGGAATGTCATAGTATGGTACGGTGTTCATTAAACGAAACCTGGAATGATTTGTCCTGTTGTTAGGTAAGCACCTAATCCTGCTATGATTCCTACCATAGCGAATCTTCCATTAAGTACTTCAGCGATAACCTTTTCCTTTTCGATTGTTTTTACTTGAGTTTTGTTAGTCATTGTTCTTAGATTGAGTAGGGGTAGAATTGAAAGAGACCTGTTTGGTCAAAAGATGCCTGGTATTATCCAACCAGTAAATCCATAGTTAACGACTGCTGCGAACAGTCCGATCATTGCGAGTCTGCCATTAGTTGACTCTGCTTCTTTCCAGTATTTCATTTAGAAAATACCTGGAATGATTTGTCCTGTAGTAACGTATGCTCCGACTGCTGCTACGAATCCTAGCATTGCCATCCATCCGTTAAACTTTTCTGCTTCTGGTGTCATGAGATTTCTCCTGATTGTGTGAATAAAATGTGACAAATTTGTCACGGTATAAGTGCGGGTGTCCTTTAGAATCCTGCGAGTCCAAAGAAAAAGAAGTTGCCAGTGGCAATATAGGAAATGAATCCTGATACAATACCTAGCATTGCTAGTCTACCGTTGAGTTTTTCAGCAGTGATGCCGTAACCCTCGTAGTTCTCAACGTACTCTAACTGAGGCTCCGTTGCGAACATGTTTTGTCTTCCACCTGCTTCAGTGATAGTAGTCATTTTTCTTTTGTGAAGTAATGTAACAATATTATATAGCAAATGTAAAGTTATGTCAACCCCCTTTTGTGGGGTTTTTTGCATAAAAAAAGATCATCATTTCTGATGATCCTTATAAGTGTTCCTTATCGCATCGTTCGCGCTGGAAAACCATCTAGTTTATAGTCTATTGGGAAAGACTAGGAGAATGTGATTACATCATCCCCTGTAGCACCTGGTACAGCAATGGTATCAGGCAGGTTATCAAGGTTAACATCTGCCCAATCTGACTCAGTAGGCATGGTTATATTGTAGTCTGAATTGAATGTTCCATCTGGGAACTGAACGTTAATTACCTCATCATGAGAGTGTTCGGGTATCCCATTTTTAATTTTTTTAAGTCCTTGATAATAAACAAAAAGTAAATTAAGATCACTATCTGTTAGTGAATCTTTTTCGTGTGCTAAATCGAATGCTTCTCTAGCAGCATTGATAGCAGCGTCCAGTTTTAATCCTAATGAGCAGGCCATGTTTCTTAATTGTATTTACGGTAAGCAGGAACACCAGCAGGGTCTAACCATTTGGTGTATTCAAAGTCCTCAATGGCATAATCTAACTGAGTAGAATTGTCAAGGAGGTACATGTCATTGTATCGTCTTGTGTATTCATTATATTTTTGAATACGATAGTCTGGTCTACCATTGTGTTCAATGGTTCCAGACTCAACATAACGATAGGGGAAGCGTTCAAGAATTACTTGCATAATAAAGATCTGATTCGAGTTTGTTTAAGAGGATGTCATAATCCTCATCTACATCACCGTAGAATGATACACCTTTACCCTCGTAGTGTCGTAAGATCCTATTATATATGATAGGATACTCCATGTCAAGGGTGATCTGTCTGTCGATTGCATCCCAAAGGATAGGCAAGTCAGCAGAGAACTTCTCTAGCGTTGTCATGATACTGTCCTATTATAGTTCTATGAACAGATCTTGTCAAGCGTTGAAGTAGTTCTTACGCATGTACCTACCCAGTATGTTGCTGTTGTAATATCTTGGTGTGCCATCTTCGCTAGCCTCCGTAAGTACATTGTTGAGAAATAGTTGTCGGGTCTCCTCGTAATTAACTTGACCCAATGTCTTATGTATACTAATTATTTCTCTTCGGAATGTATTATTCCCCACATTTTTTCGTTCTTCATTAAGTTCCTTAGAGCTTCCATAGTATTTTTTCCAGTCACTCTCAGACGTAACCCTTCTACCTCCACCTCTAGGCTTTCTTTTCTGCCAGAAGTATTTCCTTCCAATGTATTGTTTCCCAGTTTGAATATTTGTAATCCTGTAGACAAAACCGAAGAGGTCATCAATATTGTCAGAAGTGAAAGCTGTACCTTTGTAGTACCAGGGATTTTCATAATCTATTTCAGTCGCATTCTCCATCTTCATCGTTGATAGTAGCGTAGGATATATTTCCGTCAGCATTATCTATACGATAAACAGATGTGTCTGAATAGACTTCTGATTTTAATTCTGCTAGTGCTTTTTCTAGGTCAGCAACTAAGACCTTAAGGTTTCTCTTTTTCATAAATTAAGCCCAGTATTCATCGAGTACATCTAAAGTTTTATTGAGATAATCATTTGCTCCTATACATTCCCACTTACCTTTCTCTCCTATCTCGCATTTGTAATGCAATTCTCTTTTAAGTTGCATGAGTTTAGAAGTCATGTCAACTTTAGTTAATCTTCCGTTCATTTTAACCGCCTACTAATTTTTGCCAATCATTATCAAAAATTTCTAACCCTTTATCCGTGAGAATATGGTTGTACATTCCCAAAAATACTTTGCTAGGAATAGTAACGATATCAGCCCCCACTCTGAAAGCAGAGGTGACTTGGTGAACTTCCCTAATGGAAGCTGCAAGGACTTGAGTTTTGGTGTTATGTGTAGCGTAGACATCAGAAATTTCCTCGATTAATTTAATGCCGTCAAATGATTGATCGTAAACACGACCAACGAACGGTGAAACATATGTTGCTCCTGCCTTAGCAGCAAGTATTGCTTGTGCTACAGAGAAACATAAGGTTACGTTGACTGCTATGTCATCATTAGTTAAATCATAACATGCTTTAAGTCCTGCTTGTGTGCAAGGAACTTTGATTGTAATGTTGGGAGCAATATCAACATAACCTTCTGCCATGTCCAATAGTTCTTCAGTGGTAGTTCCAACTACCTCAGCAGAGATTGAAGCATGAAAAGGAAAGATCTCTGAGATCTCTTTGAGTACTGTGACTGGATCGTGTCCATTCTTTAGCATCAGACTGGGGTTAGTTGTAACTCCATCTATCAATCCAGTATCAAATGCTTGTTTAATGAATTCGGGATCAGATGAATCCAGAAATATTTTCATTGGTCGAAGTCCATCAGTTGTAGTATATATCATAACAAAAAAGCACCCATTTGGGTGCTCGATGATCAAATTAACACATAATGTTAGGATGCAGATTTTTGAAATTTGATTCCACGATATGTAAGAACCTTTTCTCTTTTCTGCTCAACGTTATTACGTTGCTTTGTGTCGTACTCGACACCACGATAGGTGACTTGTGCCATTGTTTTTCTCCTGTAGGATGAGGTTGATTAGACCGTTCCTTCAGTCGGCTTTTGCGTCCCAATCACATTCAATTCCTACTGCCTTGGCAAGATGCACCTGATACATAGTAACAATTTCTTGCTTTTCTATATCAGTTAAATCTCTATGACTACGTGCTTCATCTACAAGAGTAGATATATCAGCACAAGTAATAGATGCGGTGGCAATTAGAATTGGGATCATGGGATGAACGATTCCGTTCCGAGTTGACTTACTTGCGTCCTCTGTGAGGATGAACGTTGTAATTATTTATATGTGCGAACCATCATAAAATGAGTTCACCATGTTACAAAAATTAATTTGTAAGGGTGGGAGGTTGGGTTTCTGTATTACCAACAAAGAACGGGCATTACTACAGTAGTAAATTTTACGTCCTTGCTTGAGACCCGACTGGTAAG